GCAGCTTGCTCTTCAATCGCATATTCTAATTTGACATTATTTTCTTTTAATGTCTGATTTTCATTCCATAGCCAATAACTCGCGCCACCAAGCACGAGAATCAACGTTAAAAATATCTGATTAAACACTGATTATTCCTTTGCATAAGAATGCAGTGTTATTTTTTAGATTTAGACTCTTCTTTCTCGTCTTCGTCTTCGTCTTCGTCGTCAGACTCGTCTTCGACCTCATCAGATTCGTCTTCATCAGACTCATCTTCTTCGTCTTCGTCTTCGTCTTCTTCTTTGACTTTACCTTCAGCCATTTCATTATATTTTTCTTCTAAAGAGGCACGAATTCTAGCATTCATCTCTTCTTCAAAAGCCTCTTTCATTTTAAGAGGATTATTATCAATTGCTTCGGCAATTATTTTTTCAATAGACATCTCTATTTCTCCTATTTAAATTAACTTAGCTCTGTATATAAAACCTGATTCATTAGGTTCAACTGTATTTGTTAATAAAGCGTTATAATATAATTCGTCAAACCCAATCTCTTTATCGTTGTCTTGATCTGGATTCCAGTTAGAGACTTTTCCACCAGTTTTTAAATGTATCGCAATACGTTTTGCGGTGAATTCTGATAATTTAGTTTGGTACTGACATTTTTGTTGAATTTCTTCTAAGCCTTCCTCATCTATAAGTGAAGATGGATATACAACAGCATCTGTACCTTTATATTCAGGGTCTTCATCGCCAGAATCAAAACCTAACATTTCACTTAAAGATACTTTACCTTTTTCATTTGAAGCTTCTAATATCTTTTTAAGATCTTTAGCACCAGATACTTGAATTGCCACTTGTCTCATTTCCATTTCTGGTTCCATGTCCAATGGCTCTTCCATATCATCTACTGGTTCTTCATCATCTTCGACTTCTGCTTCATTAATACTATTATATGCATTTTCTAATGCAACACGTAAACGCGAAGTCATTTCTTCATCGAATGCTTCTTTCATTTTTAACGGATCGTTATCAATCGCGTGTTGAATTATTTTATGCAATGACACTTTAATTCCTTTAACAGATTATCTTTTTTATTTATTAAACTTCTTCCATTCGTGACATCAGGCGCTCTGCTCTGTTTGTCACTTGACGATACCATTTAGAATCTCTACCTTCAACTGCAGCAGTTTTCCAATCACCTTCTAATACAGCAGCATTAAACTTTTTAAATCCACTCAAACGAGTACGACCCATGTTGAACATCATATTAACCACGATCTCTTGGACCTCTCCTGGGAAATCTCCAAATTCCCCTTCTCCGTATAGAGCGTGACATTCTCCGATGGCAGTTTCAAGATCTCTGTCGAAACACGTCCTGACTCTTTCTTCGTCAACACTTGTACCAACTGGTTTTCCGAATTCCTCATCACTTTCGAGGATAAGGTGACCGACTCCAAAGGTAGGTAAGCCGAGATGGTCGAGATAGATTTCATTTACTACTCCCTCATCGATTTTTAATTGTTCAAATACATTGTCTTTATTCTGTTGTTGCATTGTTTTACCTCTATCTTGACATAAAGTCAATAAAATTTTTCTTTTTATATTTACCTTGAGATTTCTTAGATACGCCAGGTTCACCTTGTGCTCCAACTCCTAATCCTGCAATAGCACCACCACCAACATTAACAGTTGGTTCTTCGTCCATATAACCTTTTTGTCTAAGCCAATCTTCTACAGCTGTTCGTATTTCAGTGCCTGTCTTACCTTGAACTTTATAATCGATAAGCAATTTACTGAGTTCTTTTCTATCTTTAGGAGAAACTTTCTTTTTAGCTTCTTCTAATTTAATTTCTTCATTTGCGAGTATATCTCCATACTCTTCAACGAAGCGGTCTAAGAAAGAATTATGAAAATCTTCAGATAAATCAACGTCTTCTAATAAGACACCATTTTGATTTCTATAATTTTCTGATTCTTTAATTAACCATAGAGCTGCAGCATAAGTAGCAAGTCTAGTAGAACCACCTGGTAATTTAGCTAATAGCTTTTTAAGATTTAAAATTAGTTGGTCAAATATACCAAAAGCTTTGCGCTGCTCAGCCTTAGTAAAATCTCTACGACGAATAAGGATATTGCCTTTTCCGTCTATGATTCCTAATTTATAAGCTGGCCAGTTTTTAAACGGCTTTACAAGCCTTTTAATAAAACTGAAAACTAAAAATAAATCTACTACCATTAGATTTCCTTTAACCTTTGTGTAATTAATTCATCTGAAATTATACTATCAGAATTAATACTAATGTCGTCATATATGATTACTTGAGGCATGAAATTTAAATATTCCACAAAAGGCTTTAAATATTCATGAAACTCGTGTAACCGCATAAACAACATATTAGTTCCAATTGGACCAAACACATTGTATAATACAATGAGATGGTTTAATATCAACCTTTCTTTAAGTTCACCGTCTGATCTATATCTTCCGAATAATTTTCTGAGGTATTGAAACCTCTTCATATCTTCTTCAAATTCTGACATCTCAGTACACTGAGGGTTGTCGTAATGCTTCATTGCATATAGCAGAAAGGTTGATTCTGTTAACTTCATAATGAAAAAAGGTTTATGTTGTTAATTATTATTAACTGTCGGCTACGATTGTATCTTCAACTGCTGTGTTACCAGTAACACCCAAGTCACCTGCATCTGATTGTGATACCTTCATAGGTACCAAGCATTCTGCAAAGTGTCTTCCATTTGAAGTGTGGTATAACCACCAACCTGGACCAGTGAGACCTTTAGCTCTGTTAGATGCAACACCTGCCTCTGTTAAGTCAACGAATACTGCGTTGTCTTTATCATTGGACTTATTAGTGTTATTAGCATCGTCCTCGAGCCACTTAGGTACGCTAGCTGGAGCGTCTGTTTTTCCCCATAGTGCCATGTTATTTCTCCTGTTTAATTTAACGTTAAATTATAACAAAAATTATTTCAATTGATTTAATTGTTCTAGAATTTCAGCCTTTAAAGCACCTGATTTAACTTTAACACCTCTGTGTTTTGCTTCTTTAAGCAATTGTGCTTTTGTTAACTTGCCGAAATCGCATGTAACTTTTCCATCGGCTTTAGCAGCCTTTTTTACTACTCTCTTTTTTGGAGTAGGTTTTACTTCTTCGGTTTTAACACCAAAAAAAGATTTTAGCCATTCAATTAGTTTTTTCATAATATCTCCCATATTTTTTACTAATTAATTATATATTAATTTTATTTAAAGCTTTTGCTAAGAGCTCTAGTCTTAAGTCTCTCTGCGGTGAGTGATTCGCCCATACAATTAGATGCATAAAGCTGTTCAAATTTTTCTTTAGAACATCCGTATTGTGCATTAAGTTGCTTATACATTTCATCCTTTGAACAATTACTTGCATGAAGCTTTTTCATTTCTTTAGCAATGACTGTATCATCAACACTTTCATAGCCTTCTTTTTTCATTGCTTTACTAATTGCAGCTCTTCTTTTTTTAAGATACTCATCTGAATCATCTACATCACCATCATTGTCGATATCTGCATCAGCTTGACCGACTGGGTCCATTTTCTTAGCTTCATCCTTTTGGTCTTTGTATAATATAATACCTGCTTGAGGATGATATACATCATCTTGAACATCACTAACTGTTTCAGCATCATCGTCTGCACCTAAATATTTTTTAGCATAAGCAACAATAGCTTTTTCATCACCTTGTAACATTACCACAGCGCCAGGATTAGAACTCCCAATCTTTTTCATAGTAAAACCTTTCTTATCTGCGATTTTACCAGTGAAGTGGCTAACTTTTAAATTAGCTTCAACTAATGGTTTGCGAATTGCCGCCTCCATTACCATATCAATTTTTTCTTTAAATGACATTTCAGTCTCCCTTATAAAATTTATTAATTTAAACTATTTATCTTTTGGAGTTATTTTAATTATTAAATCATTAACTCCTTTAATGATTCTGTGGTATTCATTTTCTTTTATAGTAAATTTCATACCTGGTTT